CGCTGTTGTTCAGCTCCAGGCGCACGGGCTTCTTCATGGCGTACCTCCCTCACTTCAGAAGCGCGATGGGCTGGCGCTGGCCAACGCCGCCATGCAGCTCGGCATTGCGGCCGGCAGCAGCACCGTGGCGGAAGTCGTCGTACCGCGCTTTGCGGCCGGCGTCACGGCGCTGCAGCTTTGCCGAGCTCAGGTTCGGGTGCTTGCGCTGCATGTACGCGTCGAGCAGCGGCTTGTTGCGCTCCACCGTCGACATCTGGCCGAGCAGCTGCACCGCCTCGCGCACCCAGCCCAGCGCGAAGGCATCGCCGCGGGCCCGCTTGGTGCTGTCCTTGCAGTTCTTCGACTGGCTCTTGACGTAGGCGCGGCGCGCGCTCTTGCACTGGCGATGTAGCACCTCGTAGGCGTAGGCGGCCAGCTCGTGCGCCGGCGCCAGGCCGATGAACACGAATTCGGCGCGCTCGAAGCCGTGAGACAGGATCAGCTCGCAGCCGAAGGCATCGCCGACGTGGCCAGCGAGTGCGCCCTCCCAGTACTGCACCTTCGTCGACGAGGCGCGGGCGCGCCCTTCGGCGACGTCGGACAGCTGCAGGTCGATCTGCTCGATGCCGAGGGCCTCGGTGAGCTTCTGCGCCTGGCGCAGCGCCGAGGCGGCTTCGGTCGGATTGGCGCTCTTGCTCAGCGCCAGGCAACGCTTGATCTTGCGGATGGCGTCTTCGCGGTCCATCAACGGTCACCCCGATCTTTGTAGGCGAATTCGTGGGCATCGCACACGGAACTCGCGAGCACCAGAATGCGGTGCAAGCCGCAGCGGTTGTTCTTCCTGCGCCAGCTTTCCTTGTTGGTGCGGAAGTTCATGAACTCGCTGACGTCGTAGACCACGTGCTTGCAGTTCCTGCACTGCGCATAGCGTGCAGGCTCCGGCGGTACCGCCTTGCGAAAGCCGATCGTCTCGGCCGTGGCGGCATCAGGCTTTCTCATCGACGTTTCTCCATTCAAGGAGCAGCGTCACGCCGCGGTACGTGTATTCCGGGCGCGCCCGACCGGTGTGGATCGCATCCATGCCGGCGGTGAGCACGGCATTCAGGACCAGCGCAAAGCGCTCGGGGTGGTAGGTATCCAGCCGCTTGGGCAGCAGCGCCTCCAGGCGCTCGAAGACGGCTGGCTCGATGTGGTCACCCGGGTGCTTGGCCACATGCCGCCGCAGCATCACGCTGCGCTGCCGGCACGGAACATCCCACAGGCATTTGTTGCCCGTGTCTGGCTGCGGCGGCGCGGCAATGGACTTGGCCCGGTCCCGCTCGATGGTCGTAATCGCGTTGCGCAGGTCATCGCGCAGCCAGTGCAGGGTCCGACTGCTTGTGCCTGGCTCGAACCCGATGTCGGCCTCCGCAACGCGGTCCAGGTAGCACAGCGCGTCCTGCAGCATGCCGCGCAGCACGACGCGTTCGCCTCGAAGGCGGTCCAGCTCGGTTTCGTAGGGCGTGACTTTCATGCCATGCCTCCTTCGGCCTTGGCGACGACGACATCGAGCGGCTGCGGGTCGGCGCAGACGTCGACAGGGCGCTGCCGGTCCCGCGTTGAGCGGCTGGTCATTGCGGCGTGCCCTCCGCGCGCACCCCATCGGAGTGCTCGGCACCAGTGGCTGCATTGACCTGCTCAGCCAATCTCAGCATCGGCATCGCGCCCACACCGAGGGCCATCGCAAGGCTGTGCACCATGTTCGCGGTGGCGGCCAGGTCGCGGGCCTGCGCGTTGGCGTCGCCGCCGTAGTCGGCCAGCTTGGAGCGCAGCCGGAATGCGATGCCCTCGCGCTCGGTGCCGATCTTCACCAGCTTCGAGTAGCCCGGCGTCAGGCGCATGAACACCTCGCTGTTGCCTGGTGCGTTGTGCAGCACGACGTGCGCGGCGATGTCGTGCCGCTGCAGGATGGCCTCGATCTCCGCACGGGCTGCGATCAGCTTTGCGTCCATGACTATCTCCTTTCAACTGCTGCGGCGCGCCCCGCCTCGGTGACGATGAACAGGTCATCGCCACCAGTCAGCTCATTGCCTCGGCGATGGGTCATCAGACCTTCGGCGACAAGCGCGCGGCACGCCGAGAAATCGTCGCTTCCATACCCAGTGACGAAGTGGTTGCGGTACGGCCTGCCGCGCCCATTCGCGTCCAAGCCGAGGCTGTGCCGAAGGATGGACAGCTGCTGTTCGTTCATGCCGCCGCCCTCGCTGCTTGCTTTCCACGCAGCTGGCGCAGCATGTCTTTGTGCAGCGCCTTCACGACGCGATCGATCTCCGCCGGATCGCGATACTTGCCGGCGTTGTCGATGTTGGCCCACGTCAGGTGCCGTGAGCTGCGACCACCACCGCACCACGCGAGCCAGACGCCCAGCGCATCGCCCTTCAGCTTCTGCGAGCTAGCCTCAACGACCCCGGGCACGAGCAGCCCGCCCTTGTACCCACGACGCGCCGCGACGGTGACTTCCCGGACCACTGTCGTGCGGGCACCGTGGCATAGCGCGATCGCGCCATCGGGCACCTGGTCGCCGAACTGGATCAGGCCGGTGGCCCAGCAGAAGGCGTAGTACGGCTTCATGTGCTGGCCTCCGCCGCCGCCGGCGCACGCCGCGACAGCGGATCGCCCTGGGCGAACAGCGCGGCGAGCAGGTCGCAGTCGTAGTGCGGGCCGAAGATCGGCATGCCGCGGTACCGGAACGCCTCGCGCGCCTCGTGCTCGACGCTGGTCAGCACGCACTTGAAAGCGGTCTGCACCACCTCGCTGCGCGTGGCCTCGTGGCTGATGTACCACTTGCGCGTGTGCTGCCGCTTGACCTCGCTGGTCTCGGCACACTCGCTGAAGAAGGTGGCCTGCAGCCAGAAGCGATCGCCCGCCTGTGCCACGTGGAACACGTACAGCGGAAAGTGCACCAGGCGCAGCACGCGCTGGATCTCGTCGAGAGTCATGACGCCGTCCTACTCGAATAGCCGGGGCTGCTGCCCGGCGGGTTGATCGCCGGCGTCCCCATGACGCCGGCGCTGTCGGGCCTGCAGCCGCTGCGCAGCGCGCCGCGTCAGGCCGAATTCGGTGGCTGCCTCGCGCAGCGACGTGTCGTTGCGCATGGCAACGAAGCGCCGGTCGCGCAGTTCGCGCAGCGCCGCCGTGGCCTTGGGCACGACGACGGCATCGGAGTGGCAGATCTCGCCCAGCTTGCGGGCGTCGGACGTGCCGATCAGATGCGAAAGCCAGTGATCGGGGCCCGGCTCGCGCGGGAAATAGACGCGCTGGCCCTGGCAGCGCTCCACCACGCGCATCGTCTTCTCCAGCCCGACCGCGGCAACGAACTGGCGCAGCAGCGGCGGCAGCAGCTGCATGTCCATGTCGTCGGGGCTGTCGCTCACGCCGACAGCCCTTTGCGCGCGCACCAGGCCTTCAATGCCTCGACCACGCGGTTCGCGTCCTTGGCCGGCAGGAAGTTGGGCGAGGACATGCCGGCCTGTGCCTGCACGAATTCGCCCAGGCCGCGTTCGCTGGGGTCGCGCAGCACGCCGGCATCGCCCAGCAGCTTCCACAGCTTGCGGATCTTCGCGGCCTGCCAGCCGCCGGGCGGGCGCTGCTGCGCCGGGCCGACGCAGCTGCGCAGGTGCGCCAGCACGCGCTTGCGGCCCTGCGGGCTCAGCTTCGACGCCGACGCCGCACCGCCGCGCTCGCGCAGCATGGTGCGGTAGGCGCTGGCCTCGCTCTTGTCGGCCGTGTCCAGGCCGAGCTGCGTGGCCATGATGTGGATGGCCGCGATCTCGCGGGCGCGATCGTCGGGCTGCGTGCGCATCACGTCGGCGCCAGTTCGTGAAACCGCGCCAGGAACAGCGCACGCGCCGCCTCGGGCAGCAGCGGGTCGATCGGCTGCGGCAGCGGCTCGATGCCTTGGGTGACGGCCCAGCCGTCGACGTTGAGCATCAGGTCGCGCTGCTCGGTGCGCAGCGCCACCAGGTCGGCGCGCTTCACGCTTTCCGGCAGGCTGGGCGCCAGGCCGAAGCGCGTCAGCACGATGGCTTCCACGCGCCGCTCGATCAGCTTGTATTCGGGCAGCAGCCGCTTCAGCGGGCTGGACACGTCGCCGACGAAGGCCTCCGCGGCATCGTGCATCAGGCCGGCCAGCGCGTCCTGCGGCGGCACGATGTGCGACACCAGCACCGAGTGCTGCGCCACCGAATAGAAGCGCTGCGTGTGGCCTGTAAAGCGGCAGATGTGCGCCAGCGCGTGCGCGATCTCCATCACGCCGATCTCTGAGCGCCAGGGGCGCAGCAGGTCGAAATACCTGCCCGCGGCCGTCAGGATGGTCGGGCTCATCGCGTGCCCCTCGCCGGCCCGCGGTAGTACAGGCGCCAGTGCTCCACGCCCAACAGCGCCACCTGGGCGACGCGCTCGGCCGAGTGGAAGTCAGACCCGTAGAGCTTCTTGCCCAGGGCATCCGCCGCCTGCTGGGGCCCAGCGGTACAGCTTGCGCGGCAGCCCTTCACGGTGCTGGTGGTGTAGGTGCCGCCGGCGTCGCGCACCAGCGTGTCCTGTTGCAGAAGTGCCATCAGTGCAGGCCTCCGGCGCCGTGGGGGTGGTCGGCAGGGTCTGCCGTGGCGTGGCTCAGCTTCACGATCAGCTCGGTGAGCCGAACGCCCACGCGGCAGCCGCAGGGCGCGACGAGCATCACCTCGTTCTCGCGCGGTGCGAACAGCAGGTGTGCCTGCGGCACGCCCATCTGCGGGCACTCGATCGTGGCCACGAGGAAGATGTCCGACTGGATCTTGGGTCCGGCCGGCTTGATGACGACGGGCACGTGCCGCAGGGATTCGGCCTTGTCCATGTCAGTCCGCCTGCTGCTCGAAGGGCGCCACCACGAAGTCCTCGACGCCGGTGACGACGTTGATGCCGGCCACGCCGGCCACGGCCTTCGGTTCGTTGAGGATGGCTTCCTTGTTGACCTCCTCCTTGGTGCGCACGAACTGGCCCAGGCCCAGGCGCTTAAGGGTTTCGATGACCGTGTCGGCGCCGCGGATCGCCACGCTCGGCGGCCGCTGCCGCCAGCTCACTTCGCCGGTCACCAGGTTGGCCGTCTTCACGCGCCCGCTGTCGGTCAGCGTCTCGCGGTTGGCCTCGCACCAGGTCTGGATGCCCTGCTGCAGCAGCTTGGCCCGCTCTGCCAGCGCGTCCAGCTCGGGCTGGTGCAGTGCGGTGATGCCGGCGATCGCATCGTTCATTTCCGTGGTGCGGCGCAGGTGCTCGCGCTGCAGCGCACCCAGCGCGCCGATGTCGCGCGCGCAGTCGTCGCGGCTTTGCGGCGCGTCCTTGGCCTTGCTCTTGATGCGGGTCTTCGTGGTCGTACTCAAGATGGAATCTCCTGTGCTTCAGGGTTGGAAAGGGCTCGCACGCAGCCGGTAGCCGCGTCGGCCGCCTGGCGGTACTCATTCAGCAGGCGCAGCGCGTGGTGCGGCCCCTGCCGGTTCTGGAAGGCGCCCCAGGTGCGCCACACGTCGCGCTGCATCTGCAGCGGCACCGCTCGCCAGTGCGCAACGCACATCAGCCGGCCGCGCGGCACGGCCTTGGCGCAGACGGAGCACTGGGCGGTGGGCGCGCTCACGGGCTGACGCCTTCGACGCCGATGCCGTACAGCTCGCGCGCGGCCTGCTGCGCGTGCAGCGCAGCCCCGTCGTCGACCAGCTGTGCGCACACGTTGCGCACGCGCTCCTCGCGCACGCCCAGGTGGCTGACCAGGTCGGCCAGGTCGACCCACTCGCCCTTGCGGGCCTGCAGGCGGATGAGCACGCATGCGCGCAGGGCGTAGGCGCTCATGACTGGGCCTCGACCGTCTGCGCCAGGGCGGAAAGCGCCAGGCGATCCAGCCACGCGAACAGCGCGCGTGTCGACTCCGCGCTCAGCCGGCCCTCGATGCCGTCCGCGCGCAGCGACAGCTGGCCATTGCTGTCGATCGCGAACCAGGGGCTCGGGCTGATCGCCTTGGGCGGCGCGGACGGCTGCGCCGGCGCATGCGCGCGATCGATGTTCACACCGGCTTGGCGGGCGGCAGCCGAAGCCGTCTGCACGTCGGCAGCCTTTGTGGCGGGCAAGCTGCCGAAGGGCCACGCCGGCGTGCCGCTGGCCTTGGCTGCGGCCACCACGGCGTCGGCCTGCGCGGCGGTGTCGACCTGTGCCTCATGGTCGGCCTCCAGCTCGTCCAGCCACACGGGCCGGTCCTCGCCCAGCGGCACCCGGTCGGTGGCCCACCAGGTGGAGAACTTGCCGTTGTCGTTCGATCGCAGGTAGCCGCTGCGCTGCAGCGACGACAGCGTGGCGCTCAGCGGCAGGCTGTCGATCTGGCTCTTGAAGTGGTCGTGCACCTGTGCCGAGCCCACGCCCGTGCGGCCACGCGCCGCCACGGCACGCCAGACGCGCCGGCTCGTCTCGGAGAGCGGCATGCGCCGGCCTGTGCGCGGCCCGCTCACAGCAACTTCTCCCGCCGGCACTGCTGCGCATCCAGGCCGGCGCGCAGGCCGGCCTCGAAGGCCGCCTCGACCTCGGCCAGGTGCTGCGCGTGGCCGTCGCCGGAGTCGGCGTCGATGTCCGGGGCGCCCAGCAGCCCAGGCAGCAGCACGATGAAGGCGGCGATCAGCAGCGCCAGCAGCGTGACGTGCACCGCGTCGCGCCAGCGGCGGCGTGTCTGGATGACGGTGCCGTGTTCGCGGAACAGCATGCGGGATTTCATTGGGGGCTCTCCTCTGTCGGTGGGGGTTGATCGGGCTGCGCCTTCTTGCGCGGCTTCACCTCGCGCGGCTGCGGCGGCGCGCTCAAGCCGAAGTGCGGGCAGCGCCGGCACGCCTGCCAGTGCGCCAGGTCGCGCGGGCTGCCGATGGGCGGGTTGCGGTGGGCGTAGGCGCGGCATTCGTCGGCGCTGATGACGCGCACCGCGCCGAGCTGCTCGCCCAGGTGCGGGCATTCGTACTGGCCCAGCAGGTGCACCACCTTGTCGGCAATGCGCGCCGTGCTGGCCTGGCCGGTGCCGTACAGGCCCGAGCCGTTGAGCACCTGGCACACCATCGGCTGCGACACGCCCAGCCGGTTGGCCAGGTCGGTGCGCGACGATCGCCCGCAGGCAGCGCGCAGCAGCGCGAACCAGGGCTCGTCCATGTAGGGAAGCTGCGGCATCAGGCCTGGCCCCCCTTGCGGGCGTACAGGCTCGGCGGCTGCGGCGCGTCGGCCACCAGCACGAAGCGCTTGAGCCCGTTGCTGGTGCCCTGCGCGTTGATGCGGCGCGCGCTTTCCTGCACCGCGCCGGCATCGGCCCAGCGGCGCAGGTAGCGCCGGATGGACGCGCGCGTGCGTTCGAAGTCGTCGCCGGCGTCGCACAGCGTGCTGGCCGCGCTGTCGGCGTCGAGCATGCGGCGCATGCGCAGCAGGGCCCACAGCCGGGCGCTGAGCGACTGCGGATCCAGCGCATGGCGCTTGCCGTGCGGCGCCTTCGGGCCGCTCTTGCGCACCTTGCCGGCAGCGGCCTCGCGCACCGCGGCTGCGCCTTCCGCGTTCAGCGTGTAGCCATCCACGCGCGCGCCGTCGACGATGCGCGTGCGATGGCGCAGGAAGCCCAGCGCGCACAGCCGCGTGGTGGCATGCACCCGCTGTTCGGCAGTGATGGCCCCGGCCAGCCAGTCATCGAGCTGCCGAACGCTGAACACGTCGCCCTGCACCAGCTGCTGCGTGGCCAGCGCCTGCAACACGGCCGCGGTGACCCAGCGGGTCGGCTCGCTCATGGCAGCAGCTCCGCGCCGATGCCGCAGCCGGCCAGCAGGATCACCGCCAGCGCCGCCCAGAACACCACGCACGCAGAAAACAGCAGTGCCCTCATGCCAGCGCCTCCGGGCGGCGGCCCAGCGGGCGGGCCTTGAACTCGACCACCAGCGCCTTGCCCTTCACCTTGGCGGCGTCGACCGTCTTCCAGCCGTTGGCGCCGGCCCACTGCTCGATGTTGGCGATGGCGTTGAGCACCAGGCGCATGCGGCCGTGCGATTCGGCGTGGATCTGCGCCACCAGGTCGGCGGCGATCTGCACCTCGGCCAGCCGCTCGCACGACGCCTTCACGTCCTCGACGCTCAGCGGCAGCAGCTCGACCACGCGGTTGACGCGGCTGGCGATGTGCCCGTAGCGCGCCAGCGTGTCGCCGAAGCGCTCCATGCCCACCAGGAAGCAGGTGCTGCCGCACATGTCGGTGATGTCGCGGATCACCTCCAGCAGGCCCGGCGTGCTGCGGATCAGGAAGTCCGCCTCGTCGAACACCATCGGCGCCATCTCGACCGCCAGGCGGCCGATGATGCGGGCCTGCACCTCGCTGTTGCGCCCGCGCGTGTCCAGGCCCATCTTGTTGGCCAGCTCGTCGAGCAGCGCGCGCTTGGTCCACGTCTCCTTGCAGCGCACGAACACCGCGCCGTTGTCGACGGCCCAGCGCTCGACCAGCTCGCTCTTGCCGACGCCGAAGGGGCCGCGCACGATGACCAGGCCGGCCTCGCGCGCGCCGCGCTTCTCGACGGCGAGCTGCGCTTCGTGCAGGCGCCGGTAGTTCGATGTGATGACGAAACCTCGCTTCATGGGGACTCCTCGGGGTAGGACGTTGGTGGTGCGGGCCGTGCGGGCTGGGTGGGCCTACACGGCGGTCTTAAAAGCGTCGTCGTCATCCGGCCAGGCCAGGCCACGGCCGGTGAAGTACTCGCGCAGGCGGTCGTAGTCGTGGCCCTCGGCCCAGGCACGGATCCACGCGCCGTCCTCGTCGGTCCAGGCCTGGCGGTGCTGCATCAGCCATTCGTAGCGGTCGGACGCGCTGTCGAAGAAGGCCGGGCGCGCGTCGGCGGCCACCGGCAGCAGCTTGGCGTCGGGCGCGGCCGGCAGGTCCAGCACCACGGGCGCCTGCGGCACGTCGAGCACCGGCTTCAGCTCGCGCAGCGCGGTGTCGATCTGCGCCTCGCGCCGCTTGACGATGCCCTCGACGCGCGTGCGCCGGGCGCGCTCGATCGCGGCTTCGGGGAAGTAGCCCATCTTGTTCGCCGTGGCCGATGCCTCGCAGACGAAGCGGCCGTCCAGCGTCCAGATCCACACGCGTGATGAATCGAACAAGTCGTAGTGCAACCTGATCGGGGAACCGTCCACCTCACGGTGCATCAGCTCTTCGCTGAAGTAGCTGCCGCTCATGAACTCCAGCCAGCCGCGCTTCGCGGTGCGCACGACGGCGGGCATGAACAGGTGGCGCAGCGTGGGCGCGTCGGGGATGTGCTGGTCTTCCGGTACCAGCATCGCCGCCCAGGCCTCGGCCGGCGTCATGTGCTTGCCGGCATGCGGGCCGCTGGCGTGCTTGGGCAGGCTGCTGTGACGGTGCTGCGTGTTGTAGGCATGCACCGCCTTGCCCACCGCCTGCATGAACTGCTGCCAGCTCGGCGCCTTGGCGCTCAGGCGCACCACCTCGCCGGTCTTCTCTGCCTGCCGCAGCGCGGTCTGTTCGCGGGCGAACTCCAGCCGCGCGTTGCGCACATGCCCACTGTCGGCATCGCTGCCCTGGTAGCTGCCGAACTGCCGCGCGCAGCGGATCATGTGGGTCTTCCAGCTGCGCTCGATCAGGCCGTGGCCTTGCGGATGGCCGGGGATGCCGGTGCGGTGCTCGGTGCCCAGACGCGCGAACAGGCCGGCAATGGGGCAGTCCAGCGCCTTGGCGGTTTCGCCGGCGCCGTTGTCGCTGTAGACCAGCGCCATCTGGCCGTGCGTGCCCACCGCGCGGCGGATGGCGTCGCCCACGGCGATGGTGTTTTCGGACAGCGACGCCGACCAGCCGGTGATCAGCCGAGTGGCCGCGTCCAGCACCACGGTGACCTCGGGCGCGAAGGGCTGCCCGTGGATCGGGTGGCGGGCCTTGGCCTTGAAGGTGTGGCCGTCGACCACAGCCACGTCCAGCGGCTTCAGCGTCGACGTGTCGCGCTTCTTGAAGGGCAGCTGCGCCGCGCGCTCGGCGCCGGTGTGCCGCGCCTTGAGCAGCGCGATGTTGGCCCGGTGGTCCAGCTTGCCCAGCGCCCGGCGCGCCTGGTCGTACAGGCGGCGCCAGTCGTCGAAGGGGCGTCCCAGCGCCAGGTTCACGGCCTGCGCGACCTCGGTCAGGTTCCGGGCCGCGCCCGTGGCCGAGTGGTAGCGCGCCAGCACGGCCGACACGTCTTCGGGCAGCTGCGACAGCGTGCCCGCCGGGGTCGGCGCGGGGATCAACGCCTGCCAGCCGCCGCTGCGGTGCGCAGACGCCCAGCGGAACAGCGTACGCACGCCGATGCGCACGCCCTTGCCGTCGCCGTCGCGCCGGGGCTTCTGGTTCGCCGTGGCGGCGACGCGCAGCAGTTCGCCGGGCACCGCGGCAGCCAGCAGCTGCGCGCTGAGCAGTTCGGCCGCGCGCGTCATGCCGCCGGCGGCGGCCATCATCGACTCGATGCGCTTGACCAGCTGCACGCGCGCATCGGCGCAGGCCGCATCGGCGCGGCTGGGCGGGCGGCGCTCGGCAACGGGTGCAGGCACCGGCGGCGCGGCAGGCTGCTCGGTGGGCAGCGCGTCGGGGGCGCGGCGCAGCTGCTCGATGAGTAGCGCGCGGCGCGTGGCGGGCGGAAGGTGGGCAGGGTCGTATTCCCGCCCACCACCACGGCCACCGCGTGGCCGCGAGGGCACGCCCAGCTGCTGGAGTTTCCGGCGCACACCGAATTCGCTGCTCGGCATGCCGTCGAGACCAGTCAATTCGTTCGCGCTGAACCAGCGGGATGTCACGCGACTACCTCAGTTGCGCCGTAGCGCGACGGGGGCACTCCTCCCATGGCGATCAGCACGCCGCGCGATGTGCCCGCACGACACGAAGTCCTGCCTCTCAGGACGCGATAGACCGTGCTCTGTTCGAAGCCCTGTTCATGGCACCAGGCAAGGATTGATTTGTCCTGCGCTTCCAGCTGGGCCAGGAATCTCGCCTTCCAGTTGCAGCCATCCGACGCTTCAGGATCAGGCGCTGGCGCTGGCGTAGCCACCGCTTTTTCGGCGTGCGCTGCGCTTCCACCGCCGGAGCGATGATCGCCAAGAAGGTAGATCAGGTCGAGCTTTGCAACGAAGAGGCGGAGCAGCACAGTGGCGCTCGGCTCTGAGACGCCGCGCTCGTATCGCCCGTACATTGCAACAGTCACACCGACGAGTGCAGCGGCATCGGCCTGGCTCAGCCCTGCGGCCTCTCGCTCCTCGCGTAGTCGAGCGCCGCAGTTTTTGCTGTGCCACGAGTCCATGATCGAAGCGCGACCGTCCGCGCGGAGGCGATAACGCGGCTTCTTCACGCAGCCTCCCGCGCGGAGGTCGCGGCCTGTGCGTGCATGACCGGCACAGGTACGCCCATTGCCTTCATGACTTGGCGAGCAGCGCCACGCGCGCCTACCGATCGACCTGCTGCGACCTGATAAACGACGCTCATCGGCAGCTTTTTCTGGCGCGCCCACTGCGCCAAGGTCATATCGCGGCGAGAGAGGTCCGCCAAAAACGTGGCGACGCTCGGTTGGGGGGAGTGCTTCATGCGGCGCGGCCCTTAAGATCAACTGCCAAATCTTGTCGAAGTTCTTCGATTGTTGTTTCAGTCGGCGATTGTGTCAAGCGATCGTTGGCACGTGCACCCACGAAAGGTCAGACATGGATGAAGAGGACACCGCGGCCCGCCGCGCACTTGCGGATCGGCTCAAGCGGGAATGCAGTCGCCTGGACCTCCAGCCCGAAGACCTAGCCGACAAGTCAGGGGTGCATAGGTCCACCGCGTTCAACTACCTAGCTGGCGCTCGGGTGCCGGACGCTCTGGTACTTGCTCGCATGCAGTTGCAGGCGAAGGTGGACGTGCTCTATGTGCTTACGGGTGAGCGCGATCTGCCAGCCCAGCTGAGTGCTGCAGAGAAGGAACTGCTGCAGCGGTACGACTCCCTTCCCGCGAAGCTCCGGACCTTCGTCGACCAGGCCCTGCTGCTGAGTCATCTGGCGTACAGCGATCGAAAGCGCTATCACGAAGAAGACGAGGCTGTGGCGCAGGTGTCGATCAAGGGAAAGGCCAACAAGGTCGGCAACGTCGCCGGCCGCGACGTGACGATCAACGCGCCGCCTAAGAAGAAGGGGCGTTGAGATGGCCAGCAAGAAGGACGGACCCGGTCCGCAGGAGGTTGTTGATCCGCACGCAGAGTCGGAAAGCGCGCTTGCAGCTGTCGCGTTTCAGAAGAGCTCGTCGGCGAGCATGCCTATGGCCGTCGCAGTGGCGCAGCGTTCCCCCGGCTATCGTTTTGCGTACATCGAGGGGCGCGCCGTGCACTTCAGCGTCTTCGGCCCGACCGTCGCCGAAGCAATGAACGCCGTGTCATTGCTCAAGCTGACCGTGGGTTGGAAGGGGGTGCTCTGCTACTCTCGTGGCCGCCCGGTTGATGCCCATCGCTTGCTTGAGGTCCTGGATTGCTATGTAGCGGCAACGCGGTGCGTGGACAGGCGAGCCCATTGCCACGCGGTGATCGATGATCCGATGATTCCGAGGGCACCCGCTTACTACGGCGGAATTACGATCGCCATGAGCCGGGCCAACCCGCCGCTCATCAAGGAGGTGGTCATCGCCCGCTACGCGTTTCCGTGCGTTCGGCTGCAGTCGCGCTTTCGGTTCCAGCCAGACCATCCGGCCACGCTGCGAAATCAGATTCAGGCGGCCGCCGCCGCGCAGGACTACGACGTTTGCCCCTTCTTTGATGCGGATGCATTCGAGGTGGTAGGTGAACGACGTGAGCAACACGAGGTCTTCGACCGGTACTGAGCGCGCCGACCGATCGATCGAGGGTGTCGATTCAACCGACACCCTTAACAACAAGCCGAAGCGCTGACGCAATGGACCTCAGTCAATACCCGCCGTGCCCGTACTGCGGCGAACCGCTGCCGCGAAACCCGCAGGGCAGGATCAAGTGCCCGCACTGCGGGGGCGTCGTGCGCGTGAAGTACACGCCGGACAACCCGGAGCGGCGCGTGATGACAAAGGCCCAGGCAGACGTGGCCGACAAGCAATGGGCCGCACACCAGCAGCAGGCGTTCGCTGACACGTTGGCCGCGCACGGCGTCTCGTCCGACCAATGGGCGAAGAGGGAGCGGTCGATGCTTCGGTTCGGACAGAGCGTCCCGGTCGATGCAGTCCACGACGCGTGGACAAGCGGCGACGTGAAACAGATGCTCAAGGTGCTGAGCCACGACACCAATCCGGTGGAGCGGCACTTCCTGCTGCTGTCGCTGGTGCGGGCGCTGTACAAGGATCGCGATGATCCCCGTGTTCGCTCGAAGCTCCTGAAGATCGGTGACCTCCATCTCGCGGAACTGGCCGAGCTGCTGCCGGCGCTGTACCGCGACGACGCGATGAACGCCGATGCACATGACGCGCTGATGGCCAAGTACTCCACCCCATCAGATCCCCCGCGAGCCGTCAGCGACGAATCGGCCACCTCTCGCAGCTATTCGGTGCCGACGTTTCTTCTCTTGGTCCGCGCCTACTGCGAAGACGAGAAATACGACAAGGCTCGCGCGGTCTGGCGGCGCGCCCACGAAATCGGCTACATCGACGATGCCGATCTGGCCAAGGAGCTGGAAGGCGTCGAGAAGCGCAAGCGGCGCAACGACAAGAAGAAGGCCGCAGACACAGGCGCGTGAGGAGGTGCGCCCCCTCAATCGCGCGTCGGGTTCATCGCTACGCGGCGCGCGCAGCCGCCATCCCAGAATGGGGTGCATGCCGACGATCAAGAACGTCCACAGCCGAGTCCGGCACCTGGCTGGCCGCGACATCAACATCCACTACGGCGGCGCCGCTGCAGCCCCGCCCGACGATGCCAGCCTGGTGATGATCTGCCCGCAGTGCGGACAGCGCACCTGGCGGCACAGCCGGCACTGCGTGCACTGCATGCTCGACCTGTGGCTGTGGCATGCCGGCAGCGCCGTCATGGCGGGCCTGAAGGCGGCGGCCACTCTGGGCCACGTGGTGGGCCACCTGCTGCTGGACAGAAGGCCGCGTGGACGGGGCCGCCTGTAAACCGCGCCAGCATTGACCGCGCGGCGGCGGTCGACTAGGCTTCTCACCCACCCGCGCACCCCGCGGGGCGGCGAGCGCCGCCCTGATGGCGCCACACCCCGCCCGGCACGATGCCGGGCATGGCCAGCAAAACCCACAGCGTCACCGTCATCGCCGCCACCGCGCTTGCGGTGAACCGGTTCATCTCGCACGCAGGCGCCTACGCCACCAGCAGCAACGACGTGCTCGGCGTGTCCGAGATCGCGGCAGCGGCCGACCGTGCGTGCAGTTGCGTCACCGGCTATTCGTGGCCGGTGCTTGCGGCCGAGGCCGTCGCCGAAGGCGACTGGGTCAAGCCCGCTGGTGACGGCACGGGGCGGGCGGTGGTGGGCAGCGAGACCGACGCTTGCGGGCGGGCGATCGCTGCGGCCAGCGCGGGGCAGCTGGTGGATGTGCGGCTGATGCTGCAGTTCGGGGTGCGGGGTGAGGGTGGCGGTGGCGGCTACCTCGGCAGTGGCGGCCTTGCGGAGATGCTGGCCGTCGAGGGCGCCGCAGTCGTCGTCGGCGCCTGGTTCCTGCGCACAGACGTTGCCCCCCACACGAACTACTACCTCGACGCATTGCCGGCCGACGAAATCTCCAGCTGGAGGCCTGGTCTGCCGATTGACCCCAACGCGCCGGTGATGACTGTAGTCGGCCTCGGCAGCAGCTCGATGGAGGGCAACGTCGCGGTCGGCAGCGTGACCACCATGTCACGCACGGGCAACGTGCTGACCGTCAACGGCACTACGCCGCTTGGCGGGAACTACATCGGGCAGAAGGTTCGCCTGTTCGGCATGCGCCCAGACGATCTTCCGGGTGTGTATGAAAAGGCCTCGGTCGGGACCAACACGTTCACCGTGAACTCCGTTGGACCTGATCTTGCGAACGGTGACATTGCGGCCGGGCCACAGCGACGGTTTCGTGTGCTGTCAAACGAACCCCGCACATCCCCCTATTGGTGGGCAATCCAGCTTTCCAGCGGCCGGGCGCAAAACCTGGCGAACCGTGGGCTGCCCGGAGCTATTACGTCGCAAGTTCGGTTCCGTGTCCTGGCCGATGTTGGTGCGGTGAATCCGGCCAGGGTTGTGGTCATGGCCGGGAGTAACGACCTCTCCGCAAATGTGGGCGGTACTCCCGCTGACGACGCAGCAGCCGCGTTCGCCGACATGCCGAAGCTGGTCGAGCAGTTGGTCGCGCTCGGCGTGCAGATCGACCTGTGCGCCTTGTGGCCGCTTGGATCAGGGTATGCGGATCACGCGGCTTGGAACGCCCGCTGCCCTCTGTACAACGCGCACCTTGCGAACTTGGCGGCTCAGTACCCCGACCATTGCCACTACGTCGATCTCTACACCCCGGTGGTCAGCGACATCGGCGGCGGCGAAATGGGCATGTCCTCGAACCTGATGGGGACGGACGGCGTGCACATGCGCAGCAACGCTGCCTTTGTGCTGGGGCGCGTCCTTTACAACTCCTGGGTGCAGCGCGGTGTCCTGGGTCGGCGGTGGACCCCCGGGCGAGTTGAAGGCGGGGGCCAGATCCATCTGGCGTTCAGGACCAATTCCGGGGATTCCATCGGTCACGCCGGCGGTAGCGGCACAGAGGCTGTGGGCGTTGACGTTCAGCGGCAGTCCGGTTCTCCGACGTTCGTCGGATCGTTGGTGCAGCGGTCGGACGGGTACTACGCACAGCGGATCGTGATCACTGCAGCGGGCAGTGGTTTCGAGTCCGTGCGCTGCAATTTCACTGGTCTGGCGCCGTACATGCCGAAGGGCTCACGGTGGCGGTTCACGTGCGACCTGAAGACCGTGAACGCTCCGAACGGATTTGGCTCATGGTCGCTCGTGTTCCAGACCACCGTGGACTCTGTGAGCCACGACGTCTATTTGAACGTGGACAGCGTCGGGAATGTCGTGCCCTGCGACCAGGATTCCGAGTTCACGTACACGTCGCCTGAGATCCAAATACCGAACCCCGCGGGCGGCAGTCACACAGCGGCTGTGCTGAGCGTGCAGGCGACTTGCATAGCGGCGACTGCGCCGTTCACGGTCGAGATCGCCAACCTCGTGTTCACGCAGGTGGGATGATGAGAACCCGCTGGCGAATGGCCGCTTCGGAACTGCAGTCAGGGGTGCCCGCGGAGCCGCCGGGGGTTTATGCCAGGCCTCCGGTGGGCTGCATCTACCTGGGCGCGAACACGAACAGCGCGTTCTTGGACGTGGCCGCGAAGTTCGACTTCGTGATCATGTCTCTCGGCCCGGCCAGCAGCGGTGCCGGGAACGCGGCGCTGGTCACGGGGTTGAAGGCCCGTAATCCTGCTGTCAAGGTCTTTGGGTACATCGCCCAGGGCGAGGCATCGATGTCCGGTAACGACACTCGCGTTGGTGCAACGCAGACGTGGGACAACCCGCATATCAAAGCCACGGCGGAAGGCTGGTGGTTGACAAAGGTCAATGGGGACAAGGTTCAGACGTTCGCCCCAGGCACCGCCGCCTACGATATGAACTACACCGCGTGGGTGTCGCCGGACGCCAACGGCCAACGGTATCCGCAGTGGTACGGCGACTACATCACCGACATGTCGCGGCGCGGCGGGCGGGTGCCCGATGGGTACTTCATCGATGTGACCATGCACTACGGCTGGGTGTCGGCCGACTGGGATGTCAGCGGGTCAGTTGACACCAACTACACCGATTCCGCGACGCGACTGGCAATGAGGCAGGGCCACAAGGCGCTGTTCGACCGCTTGAAGCACCACGATCCGTCCGTGATCCTGGTTGCCAACTCGGAGATATCGGGCAACCGGAACGTGGATGAGTTCTATGACGACGCGACCAACATCGTCGGGCAGGCGAACTACTTCGCCGAGAACGCGCTGTCCACGTTCCACCCCAGCCTGATCGTTGTGAACGGCTTCAACGGCCCGAACGCTGGCGCGATCCTGAAGCGTGCCGTGGACCTTGTCGCCGCCAGCTCCAACCCCTTGTACGCGGTGATGCGCAGCGAGGGTGATGGCACGACTGACTACCGGGCAATGCGATTCGGCTACGCGGTGGCCCGGGCGTTGGGCGTGACCCCGGTTCACACCACGTCGTCTAGCCCGTCCGCGAACCACCCCAAGTGGTTCGACGAATACGAGTCTGAGCTAGGCACACCCATCGATGCAGTCCCGACCGCAGCGGCCGTTGGGAACATCTGGCTGCGGCGATACCAGAACGGCATGGTGGCATTCAACGTGAACTCCATCACCCCGGCGGGACCGGGCAACTACGGTCCAGGCTCGGCAGAAAACTACACGCCCCCTGCCGGGCTCTACAAACACCTCGTGGGCACGCAGGACCCGGCGGTGAACACCGGCGCCACCATCACCGGTGCGATGTCGATCCCCGCCTGGGACGGCCGCGTTCTGATGTGCGTGACGCCTGGGGTGCATTCATGATTTCCAGAACTCGAAAGACCTTTTATGACTGAACCTGCACGCGACCAACAGCTCCTGATGCTGGGCGAGATCAAGGGCATCGTCCAGTCGCTCAAGTCCGGCCAGGACTTGATGAACAACCGGCTCGACTCGATGGACGAGCGGCTGCGCTCCGTCGAGCAGCGCGCCGCCGTCAGCGGCGCCATCAGCGGCGGCGTGATGGGCGTGGGCATGGCGCTGATCGTCGAAAGCGTGCGCACCTGGCTGCGTGGCACCGGCAAGGCGCCTTGACATGGCGCACGGCGCCGAACGCCGGCGGCAGCTGCGCGGCTTGTTCGTCTTCAAGCGCCTGCCGATGGAGGCCTCGTGCGCAGCCATGGGCCTGCCGCGCAGCACCGGCAACAGGTGGAAGTCCGAGGCCAAGGCCGCCGGCGACGACTGGGACTCGGCGCGCACCGCAGTGGCGCTGGGCGACGAGAACTTCATGCAGCTGTCGCGGCAGCTGCTCGAGGACTACCTGGTGCAGCACCAGGCGACGATCGACATGCTGCGCGACAAGCCCGACACGCCCGCGGCCGACCGCGCGCAGCTGCTCGCGATGCTGGGCGATTCGTTCCACAAGACGATGTCGAGCTTCAAGCGCCTGATGCCGGAGATGAGCCGGCACGCGGTGGCGCTTGATGCGCTGCAGCGCCTGGCCAGCTTCACGCAGCAGCGCTATCCGCAGCACGTGGGCGTGCTGGTGGAGCTGCTGGAGCCGTTCGGTCAGGAGCTGGCGAAGGCGTACGGCTAGAGCCCTTAAACCCCGCCCGAACCGCCCAGGACCCGAAACGCGGGGGTCGGTCGGAAACGTCGATACCTGTTTAAGCCCTGTTTAAGCCCCCTACGGGCCGCGATCGGGTCGGTGCCGCTACAACGGCCGCACCCCCCCTCAAAAAATCGCCCGTAGGGCCGATTTTCAGGATTGGGCTCTTCCGGCCATCCAGGCCTGCGCCAGCTTCTTCATCGGGTTGAGCTGGATCTCGCGGTCGGTGAACGGCGTGCCACCAGGCGGCAGACCCCATCGGTCCATCCACGGCCTGGCGGTGCAGCCGCAGTTGATGATCTCGGCCGCCGGCGCCTTGGGGTCGTGCGGGTGCATCAGCTTCACCGTGCCATTGCCGCGAATGGCCGGCAGCTCGAAGGGCTTGTCCAGGTCGACCACCTGGCCGTCCGCGGCATCGTGGTTCCACCGGGAATGGACCTTGCCGGATCTGCGCCACTGCTTTTTCAGGTCCGGCAGCAGCTCGGCGCTTTGCTCCAGCCGCTGCTGCTGCGCCAGCGCATAGGCCTCGCCCAGGCTGGTGTGCACGATGGTGCGCGCACGGCGCAGCGTGGCGGCGTTCTTCTCGCCCAGCTCGGCGCGCACCGCGCGCACGGCCTCGGTGTGCGTCTGCGCGCCCAGCACCGTCAGCCCGATGGCGCGGTCGATGCGGCCCAGCGCCGCGCTGCTCAAGTCCTGGATGCGCCCGGCCGTGAAGCTCTTCAGCGCCGCGAGCACGCTGGTGTCCAGCATCGGCAGCCGCCAGTCGACATGGATGCCGGCGCTGGCCAGCGGCGCATCGACGGCGGCTACGCCCACGTTCCAGGCGCCGTCCAGCGCGTCTTCGGCGGCGGTGGCCAGGTCGCCGTTGAGCGCGTCGATCAGCTGCTTGACCTGGGGCTGGATCGCGCCCAGTTGCCAAACCCGCCAATCGGCCGGCTGCTGCGCCAGCATGCCGGCGATGGCGAGCGACGCTTCCTGCAGCCGCTTGCGCACCGCCACATCGGTTGCCGCCAGCAGGCCAGCGCGCTGGCGCAGGTTCTGCCGCTGCGCCGCCAGGAAGGCACGCCGCGCAGCCTCTTCCTCAGGCGTCAGCTTGGCCATCGAGCTTGGCCTTGGGCTGCGGCTGCGCGCCAGGCTGCGGGTCGCCCGGCAGCGTGAAGGCGTCGGCCGGGTCATCGGCCTCGCGCTCGGCGCGTTCCTTGCGCGCGGCTTCGAGCTCGGCCTTGGCGTCGATGTCCTGGCCGAAGCGGCTGGCGATGTCGGCCACCAGGCTCAATGCGCGCTCTTCGCTGAGCAGGCCGCGGTCGACCAGCATCAGCGCCGCGCTGGTGACTTCGCGCATGGCCGATGCGAACTTCGTCACGTCCGCGCTCACCAGCTCGGGGAAGCGGGCGGTGACCTTCCATTCAGGCTTGCCCCAGTCGGGCTTGGCGTCCGGCTGCTTCATCAGCACGTAGCGTCCGAGCTTCTCCAGCATGTGCTTGAGCACGGTCTGCCGCGCGGTGAAGAGCTTGAACGTGGGGTCGCCCATCTCCGCGGCCGCGGCACGGTTGACGTCGCCACCACCGCCGAACCAGTGCTCGGGCACCGTGGCGCCGGCCAGCACGTGGTTGCGGAACAGCCGCGCTGCCTCCGAGCTGTCGGTCGCCTGCAGTTCGGGGGCCTTTGCCGCGAGCTCCTCGCCGTCGTTGTGCACGTACACGCTGTTCGGCGCCGGCGGGTGGAAGGTCTTGGAGCGCTCGATGATCGCCTCGGGCGTGGCGTTCTTGACGTTCAGGTCCCAGACGAAGGCGCGCAGATAGCGCGCGCGGTCCAACTCGCCGAACAGGAACTCGTCGTAGGCATCGATCCAGTCCATCTGCGCCAGCAGGTCGCTGCGCCCGCGGCTGCCGCCGCTGAGCAGGTTGACCTGGAACAGGAACACCTCGCCATCGGCGAAGCCGGCGCGGATCTCGACGGTGCGCCGCGTGAACAGCTGTTCGTCCTCGCCCAGCACCACCACGCGATAGCGCTCGTAGCGGCCCTTGGCGTCGCGCTTGGTGATCACGCCGATGGGCTGCTCTGGGTTGTCGGGGTCCGTCACGACCTGGCCGATGCGCTGCGGCGCCAGGTAGCCCAGGCGCACGAAGCCGGAGATCTCGTTCACGTGCACGGTGAAGCACAGCTCGCCGTGCAGGCCCAGGCTGCGGGCGCGGGGGTAGAGCTTTTCGTCCCAGTCGTTGATCGGGTCGTTCCACCAGGTGTCCAGCACGGCCTGGTGATCCTCGTCGCCGCATTCCAGGCGCACGCCCTCGGCCAGCAGGTAGGCCAGCGGGATCTCGATCAGCCGGTTGGCCAGCAGGTTGCTCTGCCACAGGTATTCGGCCAGGCGCTGCATGCGGTCCTGGCTCATCGGCGTGAGGTCGCGGCCGGCGGCCGTGGCGCCGCTGGCCGACAGGCGCGTCCAGCCTTCCTCGTCTTCGCTGCTGGCGCCGGCGGCCTCGGCCACGCGCGCGGGCTCGGCGGGCGCGAAGGCGGCGCGCATGCGCTGCCACAGGGTGTCGATCAGGCTCATGGGCGGGTCCTGGCAAACATGCGCAGCGCCTGGCGCACCGCGCGTTGGTGGTGGGAGTCGTCGGCGCGCGATCGCGCCTGCTTGTCGTTGACCTGCGCGCCGGCGGCGACACCGCCGCTGATGGCCAGCATCCACAGCATCTGCACTGCATCGGGGCCGTCGTCGTGGTCGGCCTTGGGGTAGTGGCGGAACTGGTCGATCAGCGTGGTCTGGCTGCGGTGCAGGCGCAGCAGGCCGTTGGCCATGTGCGGCTGCAGGCTCAGGATGCGCAGGTCCTTGTCGGCGATGGGGATCAGTGCCCGCGCCGGCACCGGCACGCCGGCGGCGGCCGAGCGCTTGACCAGCTCGGTGCGGATGAATTCGGCGAACACGACGGCCTCGAAGCCCCACACCAGGCAGCAGAACTCGCGCTGCGCTTCGATGATGTCGCTGATGATGCGGTCGGGCACGCGCTTGCGGATGCTGGCGTGCACGACATCGAGCAGGCCCTTCACGCGCTGGTAGCCGCCGACGATGATCGCGCTGGGGTCGCGCGATGCGCCGGTGCGGCCCATGCTGGGGTCGCAAGTGCCGTAGAAGATCCATTCGGCGATGCGGTCGACCCAGAAGTGCAGGCTGTTGGCGAAGGGCGCGTCGTCGCCGGCGCTGGGGTCGTTCTGCTGCTCGCTGTCGAAGGCCTCGTGGCCTTCGCGGGCGCGCTTGATCATCAGCTTGACCAGCGGGCGCACGGCCGGCCAGCTGACCACCGCGCCGGCGTCCATGTCGCTCGCGTGCTTGCCGTAGAAGGCCATCGCAGCCCGATCGCCCTCGTCGGGCGTGTCGGCGCCCAGCAGCAGATGCTCGAACCGCTCCCACAGGTCCATGCGGTCGGGCCACTGCACGATGGCCTTGAAGACGCGGCTGTGCCACATGGGGTGCTTGATGAAGCGGCTGAGCACGCTGTCGAAGCCCAGCACCGTGCCGACGATCACCGCATCCATGCTGTCGTCGACGGGGCCCAGGCTGAGCACCGCCTTGGTGACGAACTTCTGCAGCTTGTCGCGCTGCGCCGGCGTGGCGGCGTTCTCGTCGTTCTCGATGTCGTCGAGCAGCGCCAGGTCGGGCCGGAAGGGGCCGTGGCGCCGGCCGCGCACGCGCTTGCCGATGCCGAAGGCCTCGATCTTGATGTCGTTGGCCGTCAGGATGACGCCCACGCGCCAGACGCGGCCGCGCCCGGTGGCCTCGGGGAAGTCGCTGGCCAGGCGCGGGTTGCTGTCGAGCTCGACCTTCACCGCTTCCAGCATCTCGGCCGCCTGCTCGAAGGCGTCCATGAACAGCAGCGGGTAGCGCTTGAGCTTCAGCATCACGCACCACAGCACGAAGCTCATGCTGACCTTGGTGCTCTTGGCCTCGCCGCGCGGTGCGGCGATCGCGTCGCGCTGGCCGGCCGGGCTGTCTGCGATGGCGGGAAGCCGCTCGTACAGGTACAGGTGCAACAGCGACGGCTCGGCCGTGCCGTAGTGGGGGAAGTAGGTGCGGTCGAAGAACTCGAAGCCCCTCACCGGGTCGGCCACCAGGCGGCGGCGCTCGGCGATCGCTTCGGGGCTTAAGTCCCAGCCGCCGGCCGCAGCGTCGATCTGCTGGCGCAGGCTGGTGGCCAGCGAGGCGATGCTGTCGAGGAAGTCCTGGCTGAGCTTCTTGGCCATGGGCTACCGGTGGCTGATCCTGGTGATGTGGCCGCAGTGCTGGCACTTCGTGCGCTCGCGTTCGTGCAGCCGCTTCATCTCGTCCTGGTATGCCTCTCGCGTGCGCATCCATTGGCTCTCGTGGCGCATGAGCGTGCGCAGCACGAACATCGGCGATACCTTCTCGCCGCAACCGAGGCACGTGCACTCGCTTGCGCGTTCGTCGACCTCGAAGCTCGTGTTGAAGTGCTGGCAACGCCCGAAGGGCGGCGGCACCAGCATCAGCTTGCCGTCGGGCGGTTCGCGCCGCTCGGCTTTGAGCTTCACCACGTCAGCGCCATCGCTCACGGTGATCTTCATCGGCTCGGCTCGCTCAGCGCGTCATAGCTGCGCTCGCAGGCGGTGCCGGCGGCGGCGGCGCGGTCGGCGTGCTCAGCCAGGATTCGAGCTCGATCGACAGCGCGGCCGAGCAGCTCGGCGCACATTCCTGCGGCGTCGGTGGCTGGCGCGCCGCCTGCGGCAGCGCCGGCACTCGCGGCGCCGCGACCAGGATCGGCGGCGATGGCTGCGGCGAGACGCTGGCGCAGCCGGTCAGCAGCGCGGCGAGCATCGGCAGCGTCAGCGCGCGCAGCGCGCATGGCTTCTTCGGCCGCATGGGTGGTCTCCTGTAGGGCGGCATGGCGCTGCGATTCCTCGGCCCTGGCGGCCTGCTCGGCGGCGGCGGTGGCCATGCCCGCTTGCGCACGCAGCTGCGCCTGCTGGGCGGCGATGCGCTGCAGCTGCGCCTCGGCGCGCCAGCCCTGGCTGACCCATCCGGCAGCGAAGGCGACGCCCAGCAGGGCGGCGCGCCACAGCATCGAGCTGGCGAGCGGGCCCACCATCAGCCCTGCTCGGCGATGCAGCGCGCATGCCGCTCCAGCTGCCGCGTCCAGACGCCCTTGCAGCCGGTGGGTCCCCAGTGCTGCGGCTGGCTGCAGTCGCGGCCGGCCTGCCGGCGCCACAGCAGCAGCGCGTCGCAGGCCTGCCTGTGTTCGCCGGCCAGCAGGTGGCGGCGCATGCTGCTGCCGACCCAGTTGGCGATGCCGTACTGATAGACGAAATCCACGTACAGGTCGAACTCGCCCTGCGTGAGCGCGACGCCGGGCAGCGATGCGCGGAAGCGGTCTTCGTCGGTGCGGATGTGCGCGGCTGCGACGACGAGCGCGCGCACCGGCGTGATCCTGTCGCCCATCTGCACGGGCTTGCCGCTCTCGTAGACCGTGCTGCCGAATCCGATGGTCGGCTTGTCGCCCGCGGTGGGCACGATGGCGCGCTCGGTGTAGGACTCGGAGCCGACGAGCGCCAGCAGCCCGGAGGCGGACAGCGTGAGGATGGCGACAGCGACGCGCGTCCGGTTCATGGGGTTCTTGCCGGTGTGATGAGGCAGGCCGATAATCTGGCATCCCCCCCATCAACAGGCAGGGCGGCGCGCGCCGCCCTTCTGTATTCGATGCCGCGTGGGCAGCATGCCGCTCCATGTCAATGCAGGAGCGCAGCGTGCAGAAGCCCGAAGATCCGAAGCCCGAGGCCAAGCGACTCAGCGCGGCCGAGGCCGCCAAGCTGGTGAAGCGTACCGTCGTCGTCAAGGACGGCGATGCCGAGCGCGCGAAGGTGCTGCCGATCGCCGCGAAGGAGGTGCTCTCCTTCCGCGACTACGGCACGCACGTGGTGGTGGTCACCACGGACGGCCAGAAGTTCAGCTCGGCCGAGGCCGAGGCGGCCTGATGAAGCGCATCCCCGCCGGCGCGGGCTACGAGGCCATCACCGAAGCGGTGGCCTCGGAGTTCGGCGCGCTGCTGGAGCTGGTGCGCCAGGCGCTGCGCGACAAGGTGCGCATGTCGCCCGGCCAAGGCGACTACTACATCGACGTGCAGGGCATCTGGCCCGACCGCGTGGTGGCGCACCTGAACGGCCGGCTTTACAGCTACCCGTACACGGTGCAGGCCGACAACACGGTGATCGTCAGCGACGGCGCCGAGGTGGTGCTGGCGTACAGCGCCGCGCGCGAGGCGGCGGCAACGCCGCCCGCCGGTGCCGTGTTCCGCGAGGCGGCGGACGGCTCGATCGAGGTGACGCTGATCCGCGCAGGCGTGAGCCTGAACGGCAACGTCTACACCGACGCGGCGCTGCAGGACGCGGTGCCGCTGTTCGAGGGTGTGCGGGTATTCGTGAAGAGCGACGCCGAGCATTCGCAGGGCAGCGGCAAGGACGTTCGCAACCTGATTGGCGGCATCTACGGCGCGCGCTTCGTCGCCGGCGCCGAGCCCGATGCCGGCTCGATCGTGGGCACGCTCAGGCCCATCGATCCGACCGACGCCGTGGTCACCAAGATGGTCGAGGCCGTGAGGCGCGGCATGCAGGGCCTGATGGGCCTGTCGATCGACGCGCATGCGCGCACGAAGCGCGAGCAGCGCGGCGGCAAGAGCGTGCGCGTCGCGCAGAAGTTCGTCCGCGTGAACAGCGTGGACCTGATCGTGGAGCCGGGCGCTGGTGGCGGCCTGGACCGACTCACCGAAGCCACCGAGCACCGTCAATCATCCGAAGAGGACCCGATGAAGAACCGTTTTCTGCTGGCCCTTGCGGCCGTCTCTGCCGTGGCGGCTGCGGCCGTGCCCGCGGATGCCAGCCCGGTGCTGGTGATGAGCAAGCTGACCGAGGCCTGCGCCGGCGCCAAGGTCGACCTGGTCAAGGTGCTGGAGGCGGCCGAGAAGGCCGAATCCGACGACGCCGTGGCACCGGCCGTGACGCGCCTGGTGGAAGCGGCCAAGGCGCAGCCCCAGGGCAACACCCAGCGGCTGAGCGAGGCCGTCGACGACGCGCCGGTGACGCGCGCCGAGATGCTGCAGTGGCGCGTGCGCCAGGCTGCGGCTCAGCGCATCGCCGAGTGCAAGCTGCCGAAGCCGGCCATCGCGCGCCTGCAGGCGGCGTTCGATGCGCGCGAGCGCTTCACCGAGGCCGACGTGGAGACGGCGATCAAGGGCGAGCGTGAGTACCTGGCGCACTTCACCGAAAGCGGTGCGGTGCGCGTGGGCGGCGCCGGCCAGATCGAGGTGCAGGACCGCTCGGTGGTCATGAAAGACATGCTCGACGCGTTCTTCGACCCGGCCCACAAGGACCACCGCAAGGTGCAGTCCTTCAAGGAGTGCTACGTCGAGATCACCGGCGACAAGCGGGTGACCGGTCAGCTGGCCAACTGCGACCGCTCGCGCCTGGCGGAATCGCTGGGCGAGGTGGGTGACTTCCGCGAGGCGGTGAGCACGGGCACCTTCGCCAACGTGCTGGGCGACAGCATCACGCGCCGGCTGCTGGACCTGTACGGCCAGATGACCGACCTGCAGGCCTGGCGCAAGGTGGCCACCGTGACGCCGGTGCAGGACTTCCGCAGCCAGGAACGCACGCAGATCGGCGGCTACGGCAACCTGCCGGCGGTGGCCCAGAACGCGGGCTACACCGCGCTGACCACGCCGGGCGACCTGAAGTCCACCTACGCGGTCAGCAAGCGCGGCGGCCTGGAGACGGTGTCGCTGGAGGCGATCAAGAACGACGACGTGCGCGCGATCCGCCGCATCCCGCAGGAGCTGGCGCTGGCGGCGTCGAACACGCTGTACGAGTTCGTGATGGACTTCTATCGCACGAACCCGACGATCTACGACTCGGCGGCGCTGTACACGGTGGGCCGGGGCAACCTGTTCACCGTGGCGCTGTCCGGGCCCGAGTTCGCGGTGCACCGCCTGGCGATGGCGAAGATGACGCGGCTGAGCTCCAACAAGCGCCGCGGCATCACGCCGATGCGCATCATGGTGCCGTTCGACCTGCAGGAGACGGCCTACAACCTGTTCGTGCGAAACCAGAACCTGGACAAGACCTTCGTCCAGAGCATCAACCCGGAAGTGATCCCGGTGCCGTACTGGACCGACGCGAACGACTGGGTGACGACGGCAGACCCGAGCGTGATGCCGGTGCTGGAGATCGGCTTCCTGGACGGCAAGGAAGAGCCCGAGCTGTTCCTGCAGGACATGCCCAACGTCGGCTCGCTCTTCAGCAACGACCAGATCACCTACAAGATCCGCCACATCTACGGCGGCAACGTGCTGCCCGAGGGCGAGAAGGCGACCACCAAGGCCGTCGTGGCCTGACCCCACAACCGACGAAGCGACAGGCCGCAAGCGGGACGGATCGAAGCCCGCACCGGCCACTTTGCTTGCCATCATCCCCATGGCCCTGACCGACTACCAATCGCTCGTCGCGCGCCTCGTGCGCGCGCCGGCCGACCTGATCACGACGCCGGACATCGCACGCGTGATCGCGTCGGCGGTGCGGCAGTACAGCCTGGACCGGCCGCGCACGCTGGTGCGCGACACCACGTGGGCGCAGGCCGGGCACTACGGTCCGCTGCCGGCCGACATGGACGCGTCGAGCCGCGTGCTGGAGGCGGAGAGCCCGATCGGCAGCGTGCCGCGCCACCTGCGCATCGTGGCGATCGCCGTGGAGCCGCCCGAGGAGCTGTCGCTGCTGTGCACGGACAGCCTGGCCGCCGGCGACGTGATGCGGGTGGAGTTCACGGCGGCGCACGTGCTCGATGCCGAGACCGACACCGTGCCCGCCGAGCATCGTGATGCGCTCGGCTCGTGGGCCGCGCATCTGCTGTGCCGCGAGCTGGCCACCTACTTCAGCGGCGAGCGCGAAAGCAGCATCGGCGCGGACGGCTCCAACACCGAGAGCCGCGCGCGCAACTACGCGGCGCGGGCGAAGGAGTACCGCGCCGCCTACTTCAACAGCCTCGGCCTGGTC